GCGGGAGATTCGGGAACGAATAAACTGCGATTAGAGATGGGTGATATAGATTTCTCAAATACTGGAATGCCTGCCCAAATGGACCTAATTATTGGTATAGGATCTAACGAAGAATACGACGGTAAATCTTGGAGAATGATTTCTCTGCCTAAGAATAAACTTAGTGGAGAGCATGTATATTTTCCAGTAATGGTAGATACTAAAATAAATAAGGTGAAATCGATATGATGGATACATTGTGTGTATTATTTATGACGGCATATTTTAGTTATTCTGATGGAACATTTGGTCCCGTGCCTGAAGATTCTATTAGAATAGAAGTAAGAATGGAGAAGTTTAGAACTTTATTATTCAAAATAAATGATGAAAAATGGTTTGGTAATGTAAATGGAAAAATATTTTATAATACTTTACCCAGATATACTGATCACATTTGTGAGTTAGCAGATGCGGCACCATTACCAAAAGATGCGTACAAACAAAGGGCAATATTAATTGATTAACATACCAAAATTTGTTACCAATCCTAACCCTGATATTTTCAATTCAGAAAATTATTTGGTGTTTGATTTTGAAACTACTAACTTAGATAAGGGAGATCCATTAAATGAAAATAACAGTATCATACTCATTGCATGGCAAAGAAACGGTGACGAACGAGGAGTTTTCGTTCGACATCCCGAGCCAATACATATCGAAGACTTTCTTAACGAAGTGGAGAGAGCTGATTTCATTGTTGCGCACAACGCAAAATTCGAACTTGGATGGCTTAAGCGCCTCGGAGTCAGACTTGAGAAAACACTTCCCTTTTGTACACAATTGGCAGAATATGTACTCCGCTCCAACAGAAGAGGAAGACTCTCATTGGAGGAATGCCTCAGACGAAGAAGAATGGGAGGAAAAGAATCAATAATTAGTGCTATGATGGGGGCTGGAATATGCCCTTCAGAAATGCCTGAAAATTGGCTCAAAAAGTACGCTAAAACGGACGTAGAGCAAACACACAAATTATTTGAGCACCAGCGCAGGGAATTATTCAAAAACGGCTTAGAACGTGTTTTTTATACAAAGTGTCTGCAAGTACCTTGCATTGCTGATATTGAATTTAATGGTATGTGCTTAGATACATCAAAAGTTAAGGAAGTATATAAGCAATCAGTATCAGATTTACGCGCTGTTGAAAGAGAATTAGATGAATTTACTGATGGTCTTAATCCGAGAAGCAATAAGCAAATGGCTGAGTTTATTTATGACGAACTTAAATTTGCTATGCCTAAAGACCATAATGGTAATATTATAACAACCCCAAAAGGGGAAAGAAGTGCTTCGTCGGTAGTAATATCTCTACTGAAGCCAAAAACTAGTAAACAAAAGAAGTTTATTGAACTAAAACAAAGGCAGGTGAAACTAAATGCACAAGTTACAAAATCTCTTGAAAAGTTTAATGAATGTTGCGAACAAGGGGAAGGAATCCTCCACGCCGCTATCAACCAAACAGTTACTACTACTGGCAGGTACAGTAGTACTGGAAAAACATACAAGTGCCAATTCCAGAACGTGGATCGAGGATTTAAACGATTATTTAGAGCAAGAGAACCAAGCTGGTTGGTGGGCGAAGCTGATGAGGCACAATTGGAGTTCAGAGTCGCTGTCTGGTATGGACAAGATAATCAAGGACTTCGAGACATACAGGGAAATTTTGATGTTCATTCATTCACAGCTGATATTATATATCCAAGAGAACGGGATCGAACCATCGCAAGACAGAATGCAAAAGCACATACATTTAAGCCACTCTATGGTGGAACAAGCGGAACACCATCTGAGAGACGTTATTACAGAACGTTTACTGAAAAATACGGGGGAATCTCTAGAGAGCAAGATAAATGGGTAGATGAGGCTGTAATAAATAAAGAATTAACACTTCCTACGGGGATGAAGTTTTACTTCCCCTCGTTGAAGGTTACACATACTGGTTATGTTGAAGGTAATACATCAGTTAGGAATTATCCAGTACAATACTTAGCTACTGCTGAGATTGTACCAACAGCACTAGTATACGCTTGGCATTGTTTTAAGAGTGTAAATGCCGAGTCATTTATCACAAATACTATACATGATTCAATTATTTGTGAAATACATCCAAATGAACGGAACTTATTTATGGATGTGATGTCTGAATCTTTACAGGATTTTCCTGTAAAATACATGAAGAAATTATATGGAATTGATTTCAACATACCATTAAAAGCTGAAATGAAAACTGGAACTCATTGGGGGTCTTAACATGAATACAGCAGAAGGGGTCGTAGAGACCATAAGAACAGGCAGAGGCATATCAGTATCTATAAGTGGTACTTGGTATGGAGCTGGCTTTGATGTAAATAAATTACCTTTTAAAGAAGGTAATTCTATTAAGTTTGTTTATACTGAAAAGGGAATATATAAAAATATAGACCTAAATTCAGTAGAAGTAGTGGATGCGTCTGAAAAGAGCGCAATGAAACCAAATCAAGAGAAAGCAGCTGGCCCAGAGCCAACCTTCGTTTCCACAACCACATCTCTCACCAGAGATGGCTATTGGTCTAAGAAAGAAGAGGAAGATAAATTTCGTTCTAAAGAAATTAGATACGAAGCATGTCTAACTAGAGCCATAGCTATGGTTGATTTGTTAGTTACATCTGGTGCTCTTTCACTAGGTGCAAACGCCAAGAAGAAAGTAGAAATAGTTGAAAATACAGTTGAAGAATACACTCATAAATTTTATGAGGAAGCTACCAACGCTAGAGATGGGGCATATGATGCTCCATCTTCTGGTGGACAATCTGATTTATTAGATGAGGACACAAACTATGAATAATAGATACATAGAAGAAACATTAGACTATAAGTTAGTTGTGCAAGCATCAGTAGCGTCTAAAGCAAATGGTCACTTAGTTTATGCAATAATTAACAAAGAGACTGATGTAGTAGAGGCTGAAGTACCCTTTTTAGTACAAGGGTATGAGGGATTGCATGAAATGCAAGCTACTCTAGACGATTGGAGAAACAAACACTCTGAAGCGGGAAGAGAAGAAACAGAATCAGAGATTTTGGTAAACTAAGATGCAAGCACTAATAGACGGAGACATCATACTTTACAGATGTGGCTTTGCCGCGCAAAGTAAAGTATACAATTTATCAATACCTCTTTTTCAAGGGGAGATTCCTAAGTTTAAATACAAAAGGGATATGATGGATTGGCTCAAGGAACACGGTAGGGAGAAATCTGAGTATGATGTTACCGTAGATACTATCATTGAACCTGTTGAGAATGCATTGAATAATGTCAAAACAGTATTAAATGAAATAAAAAGTTTTCTATCCAACAAATTCGGAGAAGTTGAAGTTGTAATATTTCTTAGTCCATCTACTACTTTTAGAAATGAACTTGCCACCATAAAAGTTTATAAGGGGAATAGAGATCCCTTACATAAACCTCATTGGTATAGCGAAATTAAAGAATATCTAAAAAATGTTTGGGACGCTCAGGAAGTGGAGAACTTAGAAGCTGACGATGTATTAGCAGATTCTCAAGAGAATGCTCCAGAGTTAGAAAGTACTTGTATTGTTTCTACTGATAAAGACTTAGATCAGATTTCTGGGCTGCACTATAACTGGGTTAAAGATCAGTTATACGAAGTTTCTGTAGAGCAAGGAATACACAGTAAATATATACAAATACTTACTGGAGATTCTACTGATAACATAGAAGGTATTCCAGGACTTGGCCCAGTTGGAGCTGAAGAACGTCTTAAGTGGTGCTCATCAATAGATGATTACGAGCAAGTTATAAAAGAAGAGTATGAGCATTTTTTTACCCAGACTAAGAAGGGGGTAGAAAAAAGTAATGAATACTGTATGACTTGGGATGAGATCTTAGAAGAAACAAGAGCTTTAATAACATTAGGAAGTGTAAGCGATGAAAAAAATATTATATAATATAATATTATACTCTATGTGGTATGGTTTTAATTTACTAATAGTTGGAGGTATTGTATTTCTATTTTATGTGTACTCACAAATATCTTAATAGGGGGGTGTATATATGTCTACGCAACGCAAACGGCATAGTAGATACGAAGTATTTAACAGAGGCTTTTATAAAAAAGCAGATGTACAAGATACTTTAGATAAAACTGGCATAGAAAGACTTTGGAAAGGCGTCAGTAAGACTAATGTAAAGGACATAGAAGAGCTGAAACATTCAAGCCAGCTAAGAAAAGTCCTTAAAAAAAAGGGTATTAAAAAATGGCTATCAAATACAGGTCAAAATTTGAAGAAGAAATTGCTGAAAAGTTAAAAGGAACAAGAGCTAGATACGAAAAACTTATAATTCCTTTTTATAAAGTTCATACATATAAACCTGATTGGGTTTTACCCAATGGTATTATAATTGAAGGCAAGGGAAGATTTACTTCCTACGACAGAGCAAAACATTTACTTATAAAGGAGCAACAACCTACGTTGGACATTAGGTTTGTGTTTAAATATGATAACAAATTGCACAAAACATCTAAGACACGGTACTCGGAGTGGTGTAAACGACATGACTTTAAGTATAGCTTTACAGAAGTACCTAAGGAATGGATAAAAGAGAAGAAGAAATCTATTACTGTTTCAGATGTGGAAGTAAGTCTGAAAAAGGATTAGATAACGAGATGGCAGAATGTCATGAATGCGGGGAACACGCAGTTATATCCGTGCTCATGGCTTTTGACATAATCAATAGTCTCTACTTACGTGGTGGGCTTAATTTAAACTATGAGGAAAATGAATATGAGGAAATATGCTACGACCCTGGTGATTCCTGATGCTCACGATGGTCCTGAACATAACAAGGATAGATTCGAAGCTCTTGGAAACTTCATTGTCGAAAATAAACCTGACAATATAGTTCAAATAGGTGACTTTATGAACCTAGATTCTATAAACTTTTTTGATAATAATAAGCCTTTAATGAAGGAAGGCAAAAGATTAAAAGATGATATAGATTCAGGCATAGAAGCCTATGAAAAGATAATGAAACCCATACGTAACTTGTGGAAAAAGCAAGCTAGATGGAAAACTAAGAAATATAATCCTAATAGATATTGGTTATTAGGAAACCATGAGCTTAGGACTTGGAGGTATACCTTAGATAAACCTGAACTTAGTGGGTTTATACCTGAGACAGATTTTGTTGGAGCTGGTAAAGATAAGTGGGATATAATAGAATATAGACATTATGTGTACATTGATGGCACAGCGTTTACACACGCACCTATGAATAGAAGAGTTAATCAACCCATAAGCGGGGAGTATGTTGCTAAGAGAGCTACTGA